GGCGACCTGTACGAATGTTGGTTCCAGACTCTCCACCGAACTCTGCGGGGATAGCACCTTCTAAACGTTCCTGACGTTCGATGCGATCGAGGGCTGTGTCGGTCTTGTAACCAGGGTTGACCTGCTGTATCTGTAGGTCGCCGCCCTTGATGATGCCCAGTTCTCCACGCTTACCATCAGCCAACGCAATGATCTCTGGGTTTTCGCCAGGTCGTGCAACCAAATACTCGTCTGGGAATATGCCTCGCTCGATAGCAATTTCTGTCAACGCTTGCAGACGAGCACGGGTGTAAAACATTCCGAGCATGTCATCAAACTGTCCTCGTGGAGTGTCCAGTGTAATGCGTTGCGGAATAATTACCAGTGGGCACTCTGCACGGTTAGGGATGCGCTCTAGTTCAAGCACCTCCATACCTGCACGCTCAATGTAGTTAAGGTTCGGGTCATCTTCTGCGCCCAACACACCGACCACGATTTCGTCGGCGCACAAATATTCCAACAACGTGAACTGGGTGTCCGGTTCGGGGCGACCGACACGCAGTCGGCCATCAACCTGCGGCCCGTAGTTGTGGATAAGCCACGAGTACGGTTTGCTGTACCTGAAGATAACGTTTTCTGGTACAGGGTTATCTGGGTCTTCGCCTGGTGCAGCATAGGTGTCAAGCGGATTACGCAAATGCCACTTTGCTGTGTTGTGACGAAAATCTGGTTTCACAACAATCGGTGACATCGAGTAGCCGAGGAGGTGGCGGGCGCGTCGCCGGAGCTTCATGTTCATCCGGTTTTGATCCCACATCGACAACATTGCTTTGTGCCGCAACGACGCAAGTTCTTTAGAACGCTGTGAACCTTCCTTCATTGGAGGGAAGTATGGATGCGGCATCGTAGACGCAACACGCATTGACATTTGGTCCAAACCGACCGACAGCAAGTTTGCGACAGAAGCTTTAGCGTTCTGATCTAACTCGTTCAGCGGTACAATGACATCACCCTTAGCCAGCTCACGCACCTTCAACATTTGGTCGTGAACTGGGCCAAGTACACGGCGGCGATGATTGTACATCGCAACAATTTCTTCGATAGTCCTCACGAGCACTCCAAGATAGTTGACATTCCTGCCGTAAGGATACCATTATCCACAGCAGTGGTGCTTTAACCCGCAGTGTGGACATCTCCAACGGGTCGCTACCGGATCAAACTCTTTTCCACAGTTTTCGCACTCCATTACGAATTGACCAAAAACGACGGTCGCCACATGCGAGGAGGCAGTTTTGGTTCGGTCAACTTGGGTGCGTGCAGCAACATGAACCACAACGCCATCGCCAAGTCAGTGCCCTTCTTTTTGTCACGAGTCCAAGTCTCGAGCTCTTGCACTAACGCTAGCGTTTTCCAGTTGTTTGACATAGACGGCAGACGCAGCGAACCGGAACGCACAACGGGAGGTATTAGCGCCTCTAGGCCGAGGTTTTGATCCATTTTGTTGCGGGACGTAGTGTGTGGGACAACAAGAACTTGTCGTAATGCCTGCCAGCGTCGCACAAAATCGTGTGCCAATAGGAACCGTTGAGCAGCATTAATTTCGACGACAATGTGTGACACCGGGTAACCCATGTCTTCTGCGCGATCACACCAATCGTCGAGAATTCCGGTATATCGGCCAGTGGACATATCGTAACCGAGCAGGTCTTCTGCTGTGAGTTTGGTGCGTTCGATATCTACAACGTGATACAAACCAAGATCGGGTTGATGAATTGTCCAAATTACCCCCCAAAAGTTTGCTGGTGATGGGTCAACCGAAATGATTGAAACCCACGGCGGTTTTAGTCCACGGGTAATGTTTCCTGGGAAACGGTCCCGATCAATGCAGCCTGCATATTCAACACCGTCAGATGCGATACCGCCAATGATTTGTGGTCGCTCAACAAGCTGGTAATCCAGATCGATGTCTTCTTGCTGGTACACGACCCGGAACTTTTGTGGCTGGTTGTAACGGACAAACGACAGGTCTTTCCACGGCAACCGGATCGGATCAAGCAACGGTCCGTCCGGCCAAGCGGGTGCGTCTTTGCGGCGTGACGGTTTACCAGTGTCAAGCTCTTCGTAATATGCCTTATAAATCAAGTGGTGGTACTTAGGGATTTTGACTGGATCAACCATCGCATCCTCAGCGGTAGCATCCTCGCCGTCATCATCTTCTTCGATGTCGTCGTACGTCACCTTATCCAAGCAATGCTTGTACAAATCGCCCGGACCCAGCCTTTGACCAATCACATTGACCAGACCGCCAGGGTCGCAACGTGCTTCTGCCATCGAGTCCCAACGTTCCAACAGCCGGTCACGGGCAACAGACTCTTTGGCGTTTTCCGGTGATGCAACATCGTCAAACAAACACAGGTCAGCACGGTGCCCAATAAACTCTGAATCGATACCGTACGCAGAAACCGTCGGTTCTTTGTTGTCCAGACCGCCAGGTATGTACTGTTCGACCACGAACTCTTCTGCACGCCACAACGAACCCGAAGCCAACGGCTTAAACCTGCCGTAGTCCTGTGCAAGGCACCCTTCAGCGTCAACCGCCAAACCTTTTTTCACTTGTTCCGGGTCAACAATTAATGATGTTGGTCGTTCGAGGGTTTCACGGATACGACGAGAATATTGTTTCGCTAGTGTTTGCGAGATCGAGCCGATAAGGACTCGGATCGCACGGTTCCTTACAATGCACCAAACTGCTACGTCGTGAAAAAGCGTAGATTTTCCTGCGCCCGGAGGACAGTTCAACACCAAGAATTCTTTTTCTTCGGACTCTAGGTGCTGCACAATTTTGTATGCGGCATCAACTTGCCACGGCGACGGCACACGACCCAGATAAACACGCCGGAAGTAGTCGAAGTCGTCCCAGCCACGCTTCGCTCTGTCGTTCAACCGCTCATACGGGATAACTGGTGGAAGGTCACCGGCCTCGTCAATAGCGGCTCGTAGTTCCCGGCGTTCTTTGCCAGAGTTAGCACCAGCTTTCTTGACAGCAAAGTCAGCTGCCTGTTGATCTGCTTCAATTTTACGGCGGTTCGCATCCCACTTCTGACCAGTGTTGTAATGTATACCAGCAATCTTGCAGGCTTCCTTAATAGAGATACCTGCCGCACGAGACTGCCAGAAACGTGCTTTGTCTTCAGCGGGCACGTTACGTCTACCTGAACGATCTGTTCCTGACATCAGACACATAATACACGGGGAGCAGGCCGAAGCGAGGGAATCTCTCCGACCCACTCAACCCGTGCAATACCACTCAAAGGGAAATCGGACAAAACCTTTGAGTTGCACAAATCATATCACAGGATGATAAAGTAACAACAACCGTGAGGGACGGTTAGAAACGGACAACAACATGAACTACGAAATCACAGCAGACGACTACTTTGCGATCATCCCAGAGAAAGTCCTGTACGCAAACATCAGCCACATCGCCGTACGCATCTACGGAGTGCTACGCAGACACGCCGACCAAACAGGAAGATGCCACCCCGGACGGGCACGCATCGCAAACCTCGCACACACCAGCCCCAGTTCAGTAGATCGAGCAATACAACAACTTGTCGAACACGGGTTCATCACCGTACATCACCGACGCAACCCCGACAATCCACAGCAAATGCTCTCAAACACGTACGTTATCCACAGCACCCCTCCCGCCCATGACCATACCCCCCTACCGCTGGTGAACACACCCCCTCCCGCCAGTGACGAAGAAACCAAAGCCATAGAACCAGAGCCAAACAACCAATTTGACGAATGGTGGACCATCTACCCAAAAAAGGTCAACAAACAACAAGCCATCAAAGCATGGAAACGGCACACCAAAACCATCGACCCAAACGACATCATCGAAGCCACCCGCAAACAACTCCACACACCAGAAACCCCCCTATCAGCAGAACACCAATACATCCCGTACCCAGCATCCTGGCTAAACGCAGGCTCATACGAAAACGACAACACCCCAACCAGCCCAGAACCAGCCAGACCATACGACCAACCAACACGACCCCAATGTGACACCTGCGACAACACCGGATACACCAGCCACGAAGACGAAAAAGGACGCTGGCACGCCACACCATGCACCAAATGTTCTGATACAATCTAACCACCGAGCCACGCAGCTCGCTCAGGTCGTACACCACTTGCACGGTGCGGGACGCAACCCACGGAAACGTGGTCGATCTCTCATGCGTAAACGACGATCCCATAGGAACTCTCGCTAAGGCAGGAAGACGAGAGAAGCACGAACCGGCAACGGCGAAAATTACACGAACAACGTGAAGCTCCACGACAACGAGCGGGAATCAGGAACAGCGGCACCCTGATGGGGGACATAAACCTATCTAAGTCCCAACCCCTCCTACTCTCCCACAAAACAACACATCACGAAAACACATAATATGTATATCCGGCCCCACCCGGCTCGGCACATACCCGGTTGCAACTGACCGAACAGGTGTTCCCCCCATGCGGTTATTCCATAATAATAGGGGTATGGCGCTGCCGAACATTTGTTCGATGGATCGACACCCCACCCCATCGAGTAAACCCCGACTATTTGACAGGGTTGGGGGTTGTTCTTCGCCTTGTTTGTTTTTGGGGTTGTTGGGGAGCTATCGCTGCTGGTGATGGGGGTATCTGTTTTTGTGATGAGAAATGTCTTGACAGGTTTGGGGTGGGTGGTGTTGACTGTTGGTACGGCAATCGGTTGGGGTTGTCGTAGAGTGAAAGAGAGAGATTATGAATAACGGTTATCCGCTAAATGTCAACTATGTAGAGGTTGGCGATCTGTTGTGGGACGGTGAGCGTGTCTCGCTGGTTGTGAGTGCTGTGAAAGATGGTCGCGATGTTTTGATCGCTACCGCTGATGAGCGTGGCTACCGTCGTCCGGTTCGTCATCATCGGCGTGATGCTGTGACGGTTCTCTATCGTGACCAGAACGCTGAGGTGATCTGAGATGGGCGAGGCTCTAACGAATGACGGTTATCGTGTGGCGATCAGTTTGCATCGTGCGACGGGTGGCAGGTTGCCTCTGTCCGATGCTGTGATCGGTGCTTGTGGTCGCATTGCTCGGTGTGAGCGTGTGTTTCACGAGTTCGCAGAGGCTGAGTGTAACGGGTGGGTGCCGAATTGGTTCAAGGATCGTTACCCGTACACGGAACCTGATCTGTGTTACATCGTGGCGTGGGAGCGTGATTTTTCGGAACGTTGGGAGCGTGCGTTTTCTCGGTGTGATCGGTGGCTATCTGAACTCTCGGAGCGTGCACGGTTGGGAGGTTTTGACGGTGGCAACGTTGTGGAGGGTTGGAGCACGATAGGCGACCCTCGTGGGGGTTCGGGTTTGGTGTTGCGTGTCCGTAATGGCGACGTGGTTCGGGAGGTGTACGTGTGATGGGTGCTCATGTTTTGCAGTGCTACTCGTGTCTCCTTAGCGGATCGTGGGCACGCTTCGGATTGCCTAACAGGTGCCCAGAGTGTGACTCTGAGAGTGTGCATCTAGCCGACGCTGGTGGTGATGCGTGGCGATGTGTTCAGTGTGGCGACCACATGAGAGATTGCCTCTGTTGTGAGCGATTCCACCTCACCGATGCAGATTGTAGGTGCATGTGATGTTTGACCATCTGACAGAAACAGA